ACAATGGTTATAATGCAACTGAATCTTCTAGAAAGATGGTTGCAAGCATAGGACCAGGTAAAGCATATATTAAAGGTTATGAGATTGTCAATAAAGAGACTAAGTATCTTGAAATTAATAAAGCAAGGGAGAGTCTTTCTACTGACAATGTAAATTTAAAATCAAGAGGTCTTCCATCATTTAGTGTTACTAATGTATATGGTAGCGTTCCTTTAAACAAAGAAGGATCTGATCTTACTGCTTATCCTGATGTATTTTTATACAGCACATTTAATGATGGTTCAGTTGGATTAAACAATACAGAATTATCTTCAGATCATAGACAAACAATTAGTAGAAGAGGACTTACTTTTACTCCCAATGATGGTATTAAAACCATTACACTTCAAATAACAAATACTACTACACTTATAGGTGCTGTAACTGATGCAACATTCCAAAGTCAATTTGGAACTCTTTATTATGTTAAGACAAGAAGTGATCTTGGCACTCCAACAGCAATTGGTTCTTTTAAAACACTATCTTTTGCTACTACTAACAAACCACTTATAAATCCATCGACATCTGTTCAGTTTTTAGAACTAACAGTATTCGGTCCTAAAAATGAATTAGAAAATTTATTATTAGAGTATGATTTATCTGATACTGAATTTAAAAGAAAGATCTTTTTAACAGAAGGAGCTGCACAAACATATGGATCAGGTGATGAGTTTGGATTTATTGTAGATTACTCTCCAACAATGACTCCTGTGATTGGTAAAGCAAAACCAAATAATTTTTTCGTGAAACAAAGAGGTTCTGGATTTAACTCAGATTCAGATATTGTTCTTTCTAGAGGTCGTCTTGCTGCAGGAACTACCGCATACAACACAACATTTGGATTATCATATTTTGATCCTCAATTCTTTACCAAGATTGTATTAGAATCAGTTCCTACAGGAACTAATGCATTTGATGAAGGTAAGTATGTATTTGGTATTGGAAGTGGTGCTTATGGTGTTGTAGAGGGAACTGCATCTGGTGTTTATAGTACAGGTGTACTACTATATGTAAAAACTCTATCTGGTAGATTTTTACCTGGTGAGACAATTAGAGATGAGAGTGGTGTAACTGTAAAGATTGCAAAAGAAAATACAATATCACACTTTGTAATTCAAAATAGAGGATTAGGATATGCTGATGGAGCAACTCTACTAATCAATGGTCTAGAATTTGACAGTTCTAAAGTAGAACTTTCAAGAACCACAGATGGTAAAATTTACAAAGCGTCTATTGCTAATAGATCTGCTGTGGGTATTGAGTATGCTCAACCTCCTGCAGTAACTGTACAAAATCCTAGTGGTGCATCTGCTCCTAACTCTGCTGCAAGTGTTGTTCCAATTTTGTATAGAGATACAGTAACAACATATACACCACAGAATGTTAAGTCTGTTGGTTGTGCTTATGGATCTGGAAATGCAAATACTTTTTCTGCAGATGTTGTTGTAGATAGTCAAAAATATTCTGAAATTAAAACTGTAACTGACTACACATTCTTTGGACAACAGGGTTCTACATTCATAGAATCTACAAGTTTTAGTGCAGATGCTTCTACTGCTGTACAGCAAGGAGATCTTGTACAATTTTCTGATGATGATAACAATCTTGTTAGATCTATTGTTCAATTTGCCACACAACAAGAAGGATCATATAAATCTAGAATTTATTTGGATACAGCTCTACCAGGTGCAGTCACCAATGCTAGTATTGTAAGATTACGTCCTATAGTGGACAATGCTGCAAGTGGCACATTACTATTCTCTACTGGTAGTAAGCAAGTATCTCAAATTTCTGCTGGTGGCGATGATACTAAGATTAAGTATTATTTCCGTAGAGATTTTGTGACTACTGCAACAACTGGTGGTGGTGTAATAACATTTGCTGCACAGTTACCATTTGGTACACAGAGATTTGCTGCGTTTACCGAAGAAAATTATGTTATCACTGTATTGGATCCTGGCGATGCACCTGACATTATAAAAGGTGATATTATATACGTTCCAGAAGATGTAGTGGACATCTCATCTGCTACAGATACTGCAAGTGGTCTTACATCTGGTAGTATTAGTTTACAGTTACCATCAAGTTATTTTGGAACTATACCATCCAATGGTACATTTCCTAGACTTAAGTTGACTGCAACTCTTGAAGTATCTAATGCAAAACCAAGACTTAAGACTGTAGTAAAAAATAAGAGAATCACAGTTACATCTGCTGGTGATCGTGTTGTACCATTGAGAGGTACAGATTATGACACAGAAGTTGTAGAAATTTTATCTTATGCAGATGCGTTTAAATTAAATTACATATATGAAGGAACATCATCACAACCTCCTGAGATTGATACTGCTGGTAATATAATCTCTGGTACTGATGTAACATCTAGATATACATTTGATGATGGACAAAGAGACACGATATATGATGTATCACGTATTGTTTTAAAACCAGGTTTTGAGGAAACAACAGGACAACTTGTAATATCGTTTGATTACTTTGAACATTCACAAGGAGACTTCTGTACTATTGACAGTTATTTACATGAGGCAGGAGTTTCAGAAGATGAAATACCATCATTTGATTCATCCGTTCTTGGTATTACAGAACTTAAAAATGTTATTGATTTTAGACCTAAAGTTGATAGCACTACTATTATACCAGGTTTCCTTGATACATCTACTTTAGAAAGAACCGAAGGATCATTCTCTGGTGCTGGTGCTATTGTTTCTAGTAGTCCTGCTCCTGATTTGAATTTAGAATATACATTCTCATTCAGTCAAGTACAATACCTAGATCGTATTGACGGTATTTTCTTAGATAAGAAAGGTAACTTTGTAGTTAATGAAGGTAACTCATCTCTCAATCCAACCAAACCAGATATGATAGAAGATGCAGTGCCACTCTTCTATGCATACATTCCTGCATTTACTAAAACAAGTAAGGATGTAAGAATTACTCCTGTAGACAATCGTCGTTACACAATGCGTGACATTGGTAAATTAGAGAAGCGTATTGAAAGATTAGAATATTACACCACACTTAGCATACTAGAACAGCAAGCACTTAACATGCAAGTTAAGGATGAGATTGGTCTAGACAGATTTAAGTCTGGTTTTGTAGTTGATAATTTTGAAGCACATAAAGTGGGTAATCTTAAATCATTAGATTATCGTTGTGCTGTTGATGCTCAACAATCTGTACTACGTCCACAATCAAAAGAAGATTCTGTAGGTTTGGTAGAAGTTAATACAAGAGAGGATCAGAGAGCAGTTTCTGGATATAAAAAATCAGGACATATGGTAACATTGCCATATTCTCCACTATCATTATTAGGAAATGATTTTGCTTCTTCTACATTAAATCCAAATCCATTTGTTGTATTACAATACGTTGGTGATAGTGATGTATCTCCATCAATAGATCAATGGTATGACAATAGTATAGAACCAGTTGTTGTAGATACAAATACAGATTTGTTCAATATATTTCTAGCAAAAGAAAGTGTCAAAGAAAGTTTCTCTAGTTTGCATAACTCATTTGTTATCAACTGGGTAGGTGCTTCTTCATCATTTACTGCCATCAATTCATTGGGTGAAGTAAATACACAAGTTGCTAATACATCTGTACAAAGTGCATCAGTAGGAAGTTCTTCTAACATCAGTCCTCAGAATAATGAGGTAGGAAAAGGATTACAAACTAAATCTGTTGGAGATAGTATTGTATCCACATCATTATCATTCTTTGCAAGAAGTAAACCTATCAAATTTAAAATTGGTAGAATGAAACCTAACACAAGGATGTATGTTTTCTTAGAAGGAAGAGATATTAGTCGTTGGGTTAACCCAGACTTAAGATTTACTGGTGTAGCAGGAAACTCTTTATCAGCATTCAACGGTCCTATAACAACTGATGAATATGGTAATGCATCTGGTTTAATTATTTTGCCATCTGGTTATCCTCCCAATGAAAATGCTGTTTGGGGTGGAGATATTGATACTGTTGGATATGATTCATCAGCAGAAGCATTAAACTTTACTACAGGAACTCTTACATTTAGATTTACATCTAGTTCTACTAATGCACCAAAAGCAGAAGTTGACACATATACAGAGGTTAAGTATTATGCTACTGGTATTCTTCCAGAGAATCCTTCTAGTATTGTTTCTACAAAACCATCCATTTTTAAATCTAATGAAGGTGTTCAGTTAATTGAAAGTAATACTGATAATCCTGTAAGACCTAATCCTCTTGCACAAACATTTAAGGTAGAAAATTTAGATGGTGGATGTTTTGTAACAGGTGTTGATCTTTACTTTAACAAGAAGAGTTCTACAATTCCTATTAAAACATATATCTCAAACGTAGATGCTGAAAAACCAGCAAAAAATATTGTACCTGGTAGTGAAAAAACACTAACTCCAAATACTTTCCTCAAGTGTTTTGCTAGTGGAAACATGTCAATATTTAAAGGTGAAAATGTAACTGGTGCATCTTCTGCTGCTTCAGGTCCTATCCTATCAGTGTTTGATAAGAACAATGTAGAGTTAGTTGCAACTGCAGCTGGTAGATATAGTCTTACTAACGAGCAAGTATATACTGTTGTTCTTAGCAATCACAATGGTAAATCATTTATACAAAATGAAGATTTAATTATTCCATCTGTAACTCTTGCAAATGACACAGGTGGTACTGATTTTGTTCTCTCTATTGCTAAAGATAGTGGTAAATTATCTGATATTAGAATTACAAATACAGGTTTGAATTATGATAGTGCAATTCTTACTATTGAAAGTCCACAATTACCTGGCGGATCTACTGCTACAGCAAACATAGAAGTTTCTGGTGGTAAAATTTATAATGCTGAAGTAGCACTTAGTGGATTTGGATATACAGAAGCACCATCAGTTGTTGTGAAAGGCGTTGGAAATGGTGCTGGAGGGTGTGAAATACAAACCTTTATAGAAATAGATACACCAGCAGTTAGAATGGGTGTAGCGGTTGATACAGAGGGTGTTACAGAATCTACTACTCCTACACATTTTGCTTTTGATTATCCAGTATATTTACAGAATGATACTGAATATGCTCTTGTTGTAGAAACAGATTCTATTGATTATGAATTATGGTCATCTAAACTAGGAGAGACCGACATAGCAACAAGTACGGTCATCACAACTCAACCAGGTTTAGGTTCGGTTTACCGTTCTCAAAACACTGAAAGTTGGACAGAAGATATATTTGAAGATCTTAAATTTACAATGTATCGTGCAGAGTTTAATACATCTAGACCAGCAGAACTATTAATTAAAAATAATAGTTTAGGTTATGAGTTACTAGAAAGCAATCCATTTGAAACCAATGCAAGTGCAAATACAAATTCCACATCTAAGTTATTCAAAAATAATAACACTATAATTAAAGTAAATCATAGAGATCATGGATTTGAGACTACTGGAAATTCTTATGTGTTCTATAGAACTGCTAAAGAAATTGGTGGTATTACAACATCTGTTTTAAATGAGTCACTATTCCAAGTAAGTAACTCTGGTGTTGACTCATATAATATACAATCATCTTCTCAAGCTGCTGGTAATTCTGTTGGTGGTGGAGATATGGTATATGCTTCATTTAACAGAAAATTTGAGACATTATATCCACAAGTTTCTTACCTATCATTTACTGGTACATCATTAAAGACAGAGGTTAAGACAACTAATGTAGTTCCTGTAGATTCTACATCTACTAACTACACTTCATATTCACAGGCAAGTTATGAGAAAACATTCCTAAATGAACCTCATTATTTTACTAATCAAAAGTTTATTGCATCTGACATTAACGAAACTTTGAACAATGTATCTGAGTCATTGACATACAAAATGACCATATCGTCTACTTCGTCTCATTTAAGTCCAATAATAGATTTGTCAAGTGCTACTGTAAAAACAGTAACTAATAGAGTTGAAAATGCTACTGGACAGGAAGATAGATTTGGTAGGAGAGATCAAGTGGTTGAGTTCTATCCTGTATATCAATTCAATCTTGCAGGAAATGGTGGTACACAACTACAAGCAGATCAGACAATTAAAGGTGTAACCACAAAAACAACTGGTACTATTGCTAGAGTCAATGGTCAGGTTGTATATGTAAGAGTTAAGACAAGTCAGTTCTTCCAAAAAGGAGAGACAGTAACACTAGGAAATCAGTTAGGTCTTTCAAATGTTGTTGTAGATTCAAACCCATCACAAGTATTTGCCTCTATAGATGATGCTTCTACTATTGTGGCACGTAATCCAAATGTGTTAAATGAAACTTATGACAATGTAATTACTGGAAAAGCAACTATTTGGAATACTCAAACTCAACAATTAACATTGAGAGTTGATACTAATCCAATTAATAATGATTTTACTGGTAGAATAATTGACAATGTTCTTTATAACAGAAATGCAGTTACTGGAGATCAGGTTGCTGATATATTCCGTGTAGGAGACTTTATTAAATATCCAAATCAACCAGATGAACAAAATTCATATCTTGAGGTTGGAAAAATAACTTACACTAATGGTTTAGACTTTGTTGCTGAGGATACATCTAAGAATGGTTCTGCCATTGCTAAGTATGTAACTAAAGAAGTTACTATTACAAATCCAGCAACTGCTATTGATGTACATTTACTAGCAAATGTTCAAGACATAGAAAATCTAAAAGTATTCTTTAAGTATAAGAAAGCATCTAGTCAAGAAAACTTTGAAGATATTGATTGGATATATTTCAATACATCAGGAGAACCAGATGTGTTTGAAATAGCAACAAGTGAGAACACAATATCTGGTATTGTGGAGAAACAATCTTCATACCAAGATTTAAAATATAGTGTATCTGATCTTCCAGAATATTCATCATTTGCTATTAAAATAGTAATGACTGGTACTGATCCATCATATGTTCCGAAGGTACAAGACATAAGAGCAGTAGCTGCGTTCTAGTTTCCGCACATGGAATTTATAAAAGTTTCTGGACATGATGGTCTTGTAAGAGACCAAAACACTGGTGCCATCATCAGTTTGGACGATTCTGCAGTGGAGGCTAGACGTAAAGCAAAACATCTCAGTTCCGCATTGGATGACATAAATACATTGAAGAATGAAGTTTCTGAGATTAAATCGTTACTTAGAGAGTTAATAAAAAATGCCAGCAATTCAAGTAGCTAAAACGGATACCTTTGAGAAACAAAGGGAAAAAATAAATCAGATTAGTGATCAGATATTTACTATTTCTGCAGGAGGTAGTGACCTATCTACTGGTATTTTAAGATTAGGTGATGGTACAAAAGCAATTCCATCATTGGCTTTTACAAATGACATTGACACAGGTCTTATTAGAAGTCAGGCAAAAACAATAGGTGTAGTTTCAAATACCAAGTTAATTACAGAGTTTAATAATTCAGACACTAGATTTTTTAATAACACAAATTTTGTCAAGAATAGTTTAGGAACTGCTTTTTTAAATGTTACTAATAATGGTCAAAACTACGATGCTGGAACTTATACTGGCGTACCTGTAATTGGTGGTTCTGGTATTAACGGTAGTTTATCTATTACTGTAGAGTCATTCTTAGGAACTATCACAAATTCTGGTGTAGACTATACGCCAGGATCTTTCTCTACCGTTATTATGGTGGGTGGAAGTGGATCTGGTGCTACAGCAAACTTTCAAGTAACTGGTATTGAGGGAGAAGTAACACAAGCTGGTTCTGGTTATGTAGATGCACTATACAATAATATTTCCTTTACAGGAGGAAATGGATCTGGTGCTACATTTAATTGTAGTGTGAATGGAGGAGAGGTTCAAAGTGTTCAACTTCAAGATGAAGGTACTGGATATAGGAATGGAGATGTTCTTTCTGCAGCTCAAGCAGATTTAGGTGGAAGTGGTAGTGGATTTCAATATACCATTTCTAGCACACCAGGTGTAGTTGAAACTACATCGTTTCAATTTAGTGACAGAGGAACTGGATATAACGTAGGTAATGTTTTAGGTTTTGCAGGGGCAGTAAATGGTGTAAGTACAACATTAGTTGATAGTAGTACTGATATTACAGTAACTCAAGCACAAGCAGACGATATTCAAACAGGATTTATTGTAACACAAACTGGTGGTACTGGTGTTCTTGTAGGAAGTGGCGGTGCTGGTGGTGGTAGTGATCCAACTGTATTCGCAATTAATGGAACAACAATTAGTTTATCTGCTGAACCAGACACTGCTGGATCTGCTACTTTAAACTTTACACCTCCATGGGGAGTTCCTACAACTCCATTTGCATTTACTGTTGATAAAGTTGGTGCTGTTGATGTTGTGAGTGTTAGTGATGGTGGTAGTGGTTATGCTGAGGGAGATGTTCTTACTGTATCTGAATTTGATTTAGTTCAACCAATTACTTATACTGTATCAGTTGTCAATACAGATACTCTTAATTTTACAGTTACTGTTCCACCTAATTTTGTATCTGCAGGAGATGAGGTTTATGTACCTGGTGGAGGTATAGAAACTAGTAGTGTAACTACATCTACAACAATAGCAGGACAAGCAAACCAATCTTATACTGGTTTGACTGGATCAACAAATGGAAATGGTTCTGGTGCTGTATTTGAAATTACAAGAGGTTTTTCTGGAGATATCAGTTCTGCAACAGTAACTTCTGCTGGAACTGGATATGCAGCATCAAATACTGTCACTATATTAGGTGCAAACGTAGGTGGATCAACTCCTGCAGACAATGTAGTAGTTACTATAGATGCTGTTAGTAATGATGGTACTAATGTAAGAGTTGAAGAAGTTATAGTTGAAAGTGGAAATACTACAAAACTGGTAGTGCAAGGTGGTGGAGGTATTACTGATGGTGACTCAGTTGCAAAAGTAGGAACTCCAACAACAACTTATGCTGCTGACACTGTTGATAATAGAAACGTATTTTACTTAGATGATGGTTCTGGTTCTGGAGAACAATATCTTCCAAGATTTACCATATTTTCTGGAAACACATATAGATTTAATAATAATTCTTCATCACATCCATTTAGATTTTCACAATTTAGAGATGGTACTCACGCACCAAGTGTTGTTACTGGAGTTGCAACCACAGTTGATCTTAGCACATCCACTCGTACTGTTATAGTTGCTGATACAACTGGTATTTTAGCAGGAATGCAAGTTAGTGCTGGTGGCGGTGGTGGAGGATCAGGACAAGTTGATACTGGTACTTTAGTAGAATCTGTAGATAGTTCGACACAAATTACGTTGTCAGTAGTACCGTCAAGTGATGGTGCTGCAACATTAGATTTTATTGGATATGCATATACAACTAATGTTACATATGACAGTGCTTATACTGAAATATTAGTTACAAATGATACTCCTAGTCCCCTCTATTATTATTGTGAAGTGCACCCAGATATGGGAGGTCTAGACAATAACGAGGCGTTCTTAACTCTTAATACAAATAACCCAAAAGTTTTTGGATCTGGTTTTTCTCTTACATTAACAGGTGTAGATTCTACAATCGCAGCTGCTGTTGATATTGCAAATAGAAAAATTACAACTGAAGAAATTGATGTTACTAGTGGTGATATTGATACTCTAGGAGTTTCGGGAACTTTAACTGCTCCAAATATTCTAGGTACAACTGCTGCACTTACAACAATCAATTCCTCTTCTAATTTTACATTAAGTGCGACTGGATACGACACCACTGTAAATGCCAATAATTTTAAAGTAGGAACATTATTCAATGTTACAAGTTCTAGTGGTAACGTTGAAACTAGTGGAGAAATAAAAACACTAGGAACCATAAACATAAATGATAAAACTACCATCACTGATAATACTATCAGCACAACAGCAGGAAGTAGTCTTGTATTACAACCAGCATCTGGAAGAACTGTAAAAGTTGATTCTTCTGGAGCAATAGTAATACCCGTTGGTGATAATGCTGCTAGACCTGGTAGTGGTGTTGTTGAAAGTGGTGCTATTAGATTCAATACAGATAATGGTCAGTACGAAGGATATAGTGGAGCTACATCTTCTTGGTCTTCTCTTGGTGGTGTAAGAGACTTAGATGGAAACACTTACATCTTAGCAGAAGAGACTGTTGGTGCTAATGATAATAACTTATGGTTTATTAATGATAATGTTAATACTATAAGAGTATCACCAACATACCTAGAATTTGTAAACATGAAGAAGATGCGTTCAGTAAACGTATCTGCTCCTGCTTATAGTGATTGGACTGCTAATACTCCAGTGCTTTTAAATTCTTATGTAAAATGGAAAAATAATTTATATAAGGTAACCACTGCTGGTACTACTGCTACAAGTGGTAATGAACCAACACATACAACTGGAACACAAACAAATGGTAGTGCGGATTTAGAATTTTTTGCACTAGCAGTTGCACCTCTAACTTTTGAAGATATTGAAGAAATAAGAATAGGTCCTACAGGAAATTTACCATTAGTAGTTAATGGTGATTTAAGATTAGCAGACAATGTTCTTTCTACTGATATTAATGATTTATTCTTAAGACCAAACTCTGGTAAAAAAGTAAATATTGATTCCAATACTTCTCTTGTAGTTCCAAATGGAACCACTGCTGAAAGAGGAACTCCAGAACAAGGATCTATTAGATTTAACACATCCGATAGTTTATTTGAAGGTTATGATGGAGCTAACTGGGGTTCTCTTGGTGGTGTAAAAGACGTTGATCAAAACACTTATATTATTCCAGAATTATCTGCTGGATCAAATGAAAATATATTGTATTTCTACAATGATGGAAGCAATACAGTACAGTTAACAACAACTGCACTTGATTTCTATGCTGTAGATACAATTAGATCTGTGACAAGTAGTCAGTTTGAGATTACTGCAAACTTAATGACCTTTAATAATGCAGAAACTACATTTGATAATACAAATGCACTAAGCACATTCCTACATACTTCAAAACAGTATTTTGATCTTGGTGTTTCTACAGGTGTTTATGTAGATCCAATTCTTAGATTAGATGATCAAGGTGATGTGTATTTGAATACTGGTTTTGGAACTGGAAATTATAATGGAGTTAAGGTCTTCGATGGAGATCTTAAAGAATTTGAATTAGCAGATGTTAAACTTTTATCTGAGGTTGTAACTTTAGTTAAAGGTTCTTCTAACAATGGTGGATCTAACATATATGATACTGCTGTTGCCAAAGGAGCAAAGGTCACTCTTATTGCAGAAGACACTGTAACAAATGAAAAAGAATTTATTGAATTTGGTGTCACAGATGATGGGTCAAACATATTCCATACAGAATATGGTAACTTAAGAACTGACTACCAAATAGTTGTTCCTTCATTTGAATATACTGCTACTAATGAAGCAAGGTTAAACTTTACTTTAGGAACAAATGTTCCTGCTACTAATTCAATTAAAATTACTATTTCGTCCACAATTACTAAGAAATAAAAATGGCAACTACTCTAGAACAATTTGACTCAACTGGTGGTTTTTCCATTGCCAAAACTCCAGTTATTGATGAGAATAGGAATGGTAAAGATTTCAACACACTTGAAATAAAAAATTCACAATACACTGATGGTTACACATCAACATATATTTTGAGAGGCGTTAACACAGCGGCTCTAGCATTGGATGGTGTAGGAACACAAATTCCTATTGCTAACAATACTATGAATTTTGTGACAGGTCATGTCATTGCAGCTAATGATAATGGTGTTGTTTTTACAAATAAATTAGAAACAGCAGTATATTGTGATGGCGGTGGCAATGTTATGGTTATGTCTACAATGGAAACAGTTATAAAAGATGACATTCCCTCAGGTCAAACTTGGTCAATTGTTCCTGTTGGTGCTACAAATAGATTTTCTTATTCAACAGTTAGAGCTGGTACTACCAATACAATTAAATGGGCAGTATCAACTACAGTTAATAGTCTAGCTTGGGTTTGATCATGCTAAATATAACTGAGGATAATACAGGTTCTGGGAGTTAAACTGCAACATGGCAATTCATATTAATTCCGATAAAGAAAAGTTTAGGGCGGATAAACCCAGACTCATCGGTGACAGTGAACTTACTGTTAGGGGTGGGACTGGTGCGAATGAAAAAGAAATACTAAGAAC